AACTTCACATTGGTGTGAAAATAAATAATACCACTTGTTTTAAACGGCAAGGTTTAGACCTACATTTTCATCAAAAAGTAAGTTTGAAAGATGCTTTGTGTGGGTTCTCTTTTAATATTCCACATTTGAACGGAAAACTATTATGTTTGAATAATTTGAATAATCCAACTGTAATCAAACCTGGATATAAACGAATTGTAAATAATTTAGGATTAACAAGAGAACGAACAACTGGTAATTTAATTATTGAATTTGAAATAGAATTCCCAGACCAACTAACAATTGAACAAATTGAAAAACTAAAAGAAATTATGTAAATTCATAATATATTCAATATATTATGAAGACCCCCTTATTTACAAAGACTAAACAATCTCAAATATAAACAAAAATCAAAGGAAGGGGTCGTAGGGGTAGAATCCCTACCCTTGGTTTCCCTACAAGGTTTCCCTACCCTTATGAACTAATCTTCTTGGTTGGAATTTCAACATCTACAATATAGATTGAGTTCTCGGTCATAATAATATATTCCTTACCGACTTTGAAAATCTTTGCGATTGGACTGGTATATTCTTCTTCACTCTTGACTAATAATTTCTCTTGATTGTCTTTTACGCCAATTAAGACTGTTTTATTTAAAGAATTGGTCCAATAATCTAACATAATTGGTTTATCTTCTACCACTGATAATTTGGCTGCGTGGGTAAGAGTTGTTGCTTCAGGAAGTCTATATCCAGCAGCGGTGCTTGACGTGGCTGCTGGTGGAGTAGGAGCTTTTTGGGATGCTGGTGCGGTTGTTGGTGCTTTATTCATTTATATGAAATAATTTATATTTTATATTTCATTTTTTACTTTAAATCCATTTTTAATTAATTAATTTATTAGAGAACTTCCTAAATCATTACTTATAAAAATCCGAATTATAGAAGTATTTTTTTGGTAATAATTTTAATATTCCTATATAATATAAATGGCTACCTTCGAACAGCGTAGAGCAAGTTATGTATCTTCAAATAGCAATGAAATGAATACACTAGCGTTATTACTACAAGCATATAGCAAAGAAAAATTAAATCCAGTATTAATAGATAAATGTATGAAAGACTATAATGCGAACAAAATCGCTAAAAAAGATAATGATTTTAATCTAATTATGATGTTGCGATTATTGTATCTATCGTCTTTGAATAATATGTCTGAAACAGAAACATTATATTCACTTATGAATACCAATTTCAAAGACCAAAAGTTTTGGTTAACAAAGAATGAACAAGAACAATGTTTTTGGAGTGAGAACCATATGATTTGTTATTTATCTTCATGGTTTTTATGGTTGCAATATTCAAAACAAACAGACAAACAATGTAATGATTTACTTATTACATATCTCACTGCGAAAACTAAATATTTATTTTATGAATGCTTTTCACAAGTTTACAATATGTACACACTAAGCGCATTGTTAAATTTGTATGATTTTAGTAAAAACGCGCAAATCAAAGACTTAGCAAAATCGTGTATTGATATATTGGTCGAACAGTTCTTACAAATCATCACATTAAATGGTAGTATCTATTGTGCTTCAGGACGAACCTATAACCGTTGTAAAATATCCAGCGATGGAAATAATTGTAATAAATTGATGTATTTATTAACTGGATTAAATGGTGAAAAAACAATCAGTACAATTGGTGCTTTCTTTAGTACAACCAGTTATGTTCCTACCCAAGATTATAGCCGTTATCATTCCAAATATGATAAAACTATCAAAATCAGTCATGATGAAAAAGATTTTGATACTATTTATAAAAATTTGTCGTTTGTAGATAAGACAGTATTTCAATGGAGTGCAGGTAATTACTTTAACAGTGAAAATATAGCCGATACTGTAAAATTAATGGATAATTATAACTTATGGAGTCATAAACATTTTAAGTTAGACCCATATGCTACCATATTAAAAATCGTTCCAAAAGATGTGCTTACCTATTCATCAAATACAGTAGAATCATTTACTGGAGGTTCTCCTTTGTGTGATATCAATTATCATATTTATAATAATAATTATTTTACATTAACTTCTATGGAGAACTATAAAAAAGGTAAATTAGGTGCGCAACAATTGCCGTGGATCGCAAATGTTGGCGGTATTTCAGTATTCACGCAGTCTGGAAAAATATCTACGATTGGCGATTTACACGAAGTCATAGGCAATAGTCATTTACCATATGTGAAACAAGAAAAAAATGTATTGATGGCTATGTATAACCCTGATGATTTAATTCGCTATAGTAAAATCCAAGCAAATCTGGATTTAACAGTTTACCTAAATTGGACAGGGTTTGATAACGAAGAACGCATGGTAAATAACAAATGGTTTTTTGGAGAAAAAATTACAAACAATACGTCTGTATTTATTGCGGTATATTCAACTGATGGTATTTGTGATAATGAGGATAAAACCATAACGAATTCCGCAGCATTACAAGGGTGGATAGTTATTATTAGTGATAGTTTTGATTACAAAGATTTTAGGACATTCAAAGAATCTGTGTTAAAACAAATGAAAATTTCGTTCAAAGAAATAAAATCGAAAAATACAATTTCTAAAATATTATCTTTAGATACTTATTATTGCGGTAATTTAGAATTTAATGATATTAGTATGGAAATGAAATGGAAACTTTAGAGAAAAATTATGTTTGTATATTATAAAAAGCGATGACTACTACCAAATATTTTAAAAATCGCATTATATTGAAATATGCATTGATTATTAAAGAATATTTCGATTTAATGAATCAGAATGAAACACTGAAAAATTTATCCAATCCTAATCCTAGTTTATATATTGGTATGAATGCGATTCATCGCGTATTTGAATATATTTTAATTAAAAATAAGAATATTGACCACGCTTATTATTATTCCCAAAAATGCTATTATTATTATTTAGAATATATGGAACAAATACATAAATCAGATTTACTACAAAATTTAAATCATATTGATGCGATATTGTTTGTATATAAAAAGACAATTTGCGATATTTATGATGGAGAACAAAACAATTCGTCTACTACTATCTCGAATATTATGACGTTGAATGATGAAGATTTATCGATTGATGAAAAAGAATTGCAACAATTGTTCCAAAAAATATCGAATTTTACCAAAACTTTATTCTTTTGGGGCAATAACAATATTAGTTTTGAAAATCGAGTGAAAATTTGTGATAATTTTTTACATCGTTATTTACATCGTATTGATTCGCTGGATTTGACCAATTCATATTTAGAAATTATTCAACAAAAAATACCGATGAATTTTAATAAATATGAAGATTTGTTGTTAGAAATGCTAGTTAAAATAGAAAAAACGAAAAAAATGACTGTATTAAATGAGACGGATAAAAATGAATATTTTTTAATGAAATTTTACGTAGAACAAGATGTCTTTGAAGAAAAATTTCATCAAGAAAGCACAAAGAGTTTAGTGAAATGGTTATTTGTATAAAATTATATTTGTAAAAAAATATAATTTTATTTATTCATCATATTACACCGTAATATTTTCGCTATAATAATTTTCACACATGAATATATTCTTTTTTCTTAATTTCGTTTTTTTAATTTTGGTATTCGGTTCATCATTCACAACTTTGATTTGATTATATTCTTCTTGTAAAATGCCCTTGATAAATTCAAATATAAATTTCAATATTTTTTCATTACAATTGCCCACGATTAAACAACTGCCTGTTCGGAAAATCATAAAAGATACTTCCGTATATTTTTTATTATCATCCAAATCCGATAATTTCATAGTTCGGTCTTCGCGTGATATTTGCCCTTTTTGTAATGCGGGGTCAAATCCTAATTCATTATTGAAATAATATTTACATTTTACACCAGGATAACTACACGGGTCATACGCACTTTCTATACTATATTTATCACTTCGTAAAATCGAGTGTAGTCGTTCGCGATTGATATAATATCCACAATTAAAATTGGAATTAATTAATACGTTGTCTTCTGTATCATTTTCAATAAAATCCAATTTTTCAGTCAAATGTGGTTCAATGTATTCCAATATCATTTTTTTCACAATGTCTAATAATTCAGTGTTCAATATTCCTGGTATTTCCAATTTACCTGTGTTGAATATCTTGACGTGAATTTCGCGAAAGGCTCCTTGATATTCAAATCGTAAAATCATCGCAAAACAATTGTAAAATGCGTTTTTGATTTTTCCTCGACAATTCATGATATCTTTTTTAGAAATTCCAATCGTAATTTTCCGTTCATCTTTGAATTTGATACGTCTAGCACTCGGATTATCGATTTGTTTTATTACATTTTCATTATAATATTTGATATTTTCCAATTTTTTTTGATATTCTTCGTATTCTTCTTTGGTTTTCGAAACAATTTTCATTTGTTTTTTTACGACACCCGCAATAGGATTCCAATATTCTATCACTGGAATATTCCAAAATATAGTATGAATATCAATACTTTGATTTAAGAATAAAACCTTCGTCTTGGTGGATATATACAAATCTTCACAAATAGGCATTGTGGTATTATCATCTAAACTACTATTATCAAGACAAATTTCTGTGTCATCATTTGTGTTGATATTTGGTCGGCTAATTATTTTTCCATTATTTTTATGTTGGTTCGTCAGGAAATTTGACCATTCGTCATCTATATTCATTTCTGGAGTGCTGCTAATACTATACAGTTCGTTTCTTTATATTAATTCAATTTTTTATTTATTGTATACTGAAACCACAGGTTCAATGAACGATATACGATTATAATGGTCTTTCAAATGATACGAAAAATAAATTAATATATGTTCGATATTTTGTTCTGCACAATGCATAATTGTTTCAATGATATTTAAAAATTCTTCATTGACTAATTCTTGTTTATTGCGAATGATATAATTGAAATACATTTTAACAATGGTTTTTTTATCCGTATTGTATTGAATACTTATATTATGAATAAAGGTAATAATTTTGGTCGTATTGTCGATATCATTATATAACAATTGATGTATATCTTCTAAGATTTGATTGGTAATAATATTGTCCTCCCATTCTTTCACATTCTGGTTCAACTGTATGAAATTAATCATACTACGAATATCTGAATTATAATTTTTTTGAATGGTTTCAATAACCGCGTCCGATAATTGGAGTTTTTCGTTCATCGTTATGTTTTTTATGAATTTATAAATATCCTTTTTAGGCAACTGGTTAAATCGAATACATATAAATTCGTTTTTCAAGGATTCTTCAATTTTGCTAATATAATTACATATCAGACAGAAATGGACGTTATAACACGCAGATTGTAATAGATATTTCAAGGCTTGTTGTGCGTTTTTCGTCATATAATCTACTTCGTCTAAGATTACAAATTTTAACCCATTTTCGAAAAAATTCTTGGATTTTACAAATTGATAAATCTGATTACGAATAATATCAATACCTCTTTCATCGGATGCGTTTAAATGGATGATGGAACCTTTGCTCGTTTGATTGTGTTTCTTCTGGTATTCCGTTATTAAATTAATAATGGTCGTTGTTTTGCCTGTTCCAGGTGGACCATAAAACAATAAGTTTGGAAAATAGTCGTTTTCAATAATGTTTTTGAAAATGGTGCGATTGATGGGTGATAATACAATATCATTGAAATTATCGGGTCTATATTTTTCTACCCATGGTATATTATCTTTGTTTTGATTGTTTCCTAACATTATAAATATTTAACAAAAAGTGTTTATATATTTGATTTTAAATATTAATTAGGTAAAAAATTGATATTCTTTTTCTCCCATAATATAACCATATGACTGAATTTTACGAAAATATGTTAAGACACGAACAACAAGGTGAAGGTTATTTAGAATTAATATTAGGACCCATGTTTTCAGGCAAAACCACGCAAATTATACAAATATACAACAATTATACTTATATTGGAAAAAAAGTGGCGGTTATAAATTTTTCGGAAGATACACGTTATCACGATACAATGCTCTCTACGCACGACCGCAAAATGATACCTTGTATTTTATCCGATAATATTGTAGATAATTGGACAAATCCCGCAAACAAACATTATACCGAAATAAATGCGGCGGATGTTATATTGATTAATGAAGGACAGTTTTTCAAAGGGTTAAAAGAAATTGTATTGAATATGGTTGAACAACAAAATAAAATAGTTTATATTTGTGGATTAGACGGCGATTTTAAACGAGAAAAATTCGGCCAAATGTTGGAATTAATACCCTATTGTGATAAAGTATCTAAATTAACATCATTATGTTCGCAATGTCGAAATGGAAAAAAAGCGTTGTTTTCATCGCGCGTTTCAAATGAAACCGAACAAGTCGTAATCGGTTCTGATAATTATAAACCTTTATGTCGCACTTGCTATTTACAACGTTAAATTGTGGGGAATTTCCACTTTTTTCATCTATATATTACACGAGTAATATATAGGTCTTACCGAGGTTTGAACTCGGGTTTTCAGATTCAAAGTCTGAAGTACTAACCACTATACTATAAGACCCTATGGGCTATTTACCAATATATTTTGTGGGGTTGTCTTTAAGTATTCTTTTTGCGAAATATAATATTTTCATTTTGATTGATATAAAAAATAAAAATGTTATTTGTATAATGGAGAACCTTTCGTTTATTCGACTGAATGATAGGATGTATCATGAATACTATCAAATGATTAATGAATTTCGCAAAACGCATTTCACATACGAACAATTTATAAAAACATTGGCGTATATCAATCAATATTCCGAAATATGGTTGCTAATGGAGGACAACGTAATCGCAGCTACTGGAACGGTACTCTTTGAACAAAAATTTATACACGATAATTCATTTTTAGGTCATATAGAAGATATATGTGTGAAAAGTGAGCATCAGGGTAAAGGATATGGAAAAAAAATGATTGATAAATTAGTTCAACGAGCCAACGAAAAAGGGTGTTATCGGGTTATATTGGATTGTAGCCCGGAGGTCAAAGATTTTTATCAAAAATGTGGGTTTGAGGTTCGGGGGATACAAATGGTAGGGAAACCTACGGTTTCCCCTACGACCCCTTCCCTTTCTTCTTTGTGAGACTTTGTGTTATAGCTTCATACTTTATTATAATTTATTATATTGATAAAAAATTATAAAAAAAGCAAAGGGAAGGGGTCGTAGGGGAAACCGTAGGTTTCCCTACAAGGTTTCCCTACTCCTACAAACATTTTTTGAAACAATATAAAGGTGAACGTCTAATTATTACAATAATTAGTTGCTATGACTGAAAATATTCCCACCGTTCCTAAAAAAAGAGGCAGAAAGAAGAAGGTAATCACTCCATCCTCTTCATTACAAAATATGTCTGAACCTGTAAACATTACCATTACATTAGAAGAACAACAAGAAACCACCACACAAGCATCTTTACCAAAAAAAAGAGGTAGAAAACCAAAAGGTGGTAAATTGGTTTCAAAAAATCAAGAACAATTAAACAAACCTAACCCCGTAGCCAATATTATACTTCATTTAAAATGTTCCATGTTAGACTTAAAAGAACACAATACAGTTATCAAACAATTAGTTTCAGACCCGATGACATACAATCCAACCATTCCTCCTAGTATACATACTTATAACGACAATTCCAATTTTGCCCCTTATGAATTGTCATCCACCACCAATAGCGATAACCTTATAGATAAAAACTTAGCATATAATGATAACGATACTATGAAAAATATGCCGAATATATGTCATTCCTGTAGTATGAAAATCGCAGATGAAATTCCAACTAGCCCTACCGACGACGATGTCGATGTAAATATTAAAGACGTCAATACAAAATTAAAGAAATTGAAGATAAATTTGTATAAAAATAACACGGATAAAAAATCTGCCTGTTTTTGGTGTACCTATGAATACGATAATCCATCATGTTATATCCCTAAATATGAAATGGATATGCAAATTTTTGGCTATGGTTCATTCTGTAGACCAGAATGCGCAGTCGCATATTTAATGAAAGAAAATTTGGACGATTCTACCAAATTTGAACGTTATCATTTATTAAATCAAATATACAGCAAAGTATACGATTATAAAAAGAATATTAAACCAGCACCAAATCCATATTATTTATTAGATAAATTTTACGGCAATTTGAGCATTCAAGAATATAGAAAATTGTTGAAAACTGAACATATGTTATTAGTGATAGATAAACCTTTGACCAGGATTTTACCAGAATTACACGAAGACAATGAAGATTTCATTATGAATATTTACGGGGGAAATAATCAATCTACCAATACATCGGGTGTATATAAGGTCAAACGTGAAAGTGAAAAACAAAAAGGCCCTAGTAAAAAAAGCATTATCAAGGATAAATTTGGTATGTCTTCGTAATTACACAATCGCCATATTATTCACCACTTTAATTAAATCATACAATGCGGATATCACCTTCACTTTTGGTTGATTTGACTGTATTATATATATAATATTATACAACGCTACAATAATGGCTTTTTTATTGCTTTGGGCAGGCGTTGGAATAGGTATAGGAGTAGGCGTTGGAGATGGAGTAGGAGTCGGGGTAGGCAATGGTGTAGTTCCAGTCGGTGCTAATACATTTTGCGCAAATTGTCCCTGATAATTACCTGGTGGCTCCGAGTTGAATGTAATATCCACCTTGTTATTATTACTAGGGTCTATCGAAATGCCCATTCCAAATTTGGTACTGGATTTCCATACCAAACATGTGAAATGCCCTGTACCCTGTTTATAACCTGGATTTGTAAAATCATAAAGGGTTATTTCATTATACCAGTTATCTATCGCTTTCTTTAATAAAACAACAATATCATTTCCATATCCTTCAAAATAGGCTAAGTTTTCGCCATATAAAGCAGAACCGCTGTGTTGAAATAAATTATTCGATAATAAATAAAATGACCATTGTTGTGCAAACGTCGCGATGGTTTCATCCCATGTTAGAGGTGGAGATTGGTGTCTCGCTCGATAATCATTAATGTAATTTGTTATCTCGGTTTTTTGTTCGGGGGTAATGGTTGGTTGTTGAATAGACATTTTTTATATAATTTGAATTATATAACAAATATGAATATAATTTTTCTAAACATTTTTATTTATTACACACCATAATACATCACAAGTATTGATACAAATTTACAACTGTGTTATTTGTAAGTTATAAGCGGAAAGTACATTTGTAAAAATGACTTATGGAAATATATATAATAATATACTATATAGAAACAAGATGGACAAGGGCGACAAAGGTTGGCGGTTGAACAAGAAGGACGAAAAGCCCAAGGTTCGTAACTGCGACCAACAGCTACTGAATGGGGCATACTTTGGAAATTGGCAAGTGGTTAAGAAATGGATAGAATGTGGAGGTAATCCGAATTACATGGAAGAGAGAGATGGATGGTTGCCGATACACTATGCTGCTCGTTGGGGTGATATGAGAATGTTGTTGTTGTTATTGAAAGCAGGTGCGGATATTGATGGTAAAACGAATAGTAATGAAACAGCATTACATAAGGCGGCCAGATGGAACCGACGCGAAATAGCTATCGCATTACTGAAACGTGGGGCCAAAATCGAAATTAAAAACGGTGATGGAAACAAAGCTGCGGATATGACGACGGAACAATGGATGAAGGATATCATCAATAATTATGACGAATATGTAGCTAACGAAAAATTAGTAAATGAAAAAATGATTGCTGCTAAACTAGAGTTAGAACAAAAACTAGCCGAAAGAAAGAAAGATTTTGGATATTAAAACGGTGGTCTGTAAGGAGGATAATAAGGCGGTCGGTAGGGAGGATAATAAGGAGGGTGATATGGTGGACGGTAAGGAGGAAAATATGGTGGATAATGATGACCATACCATGGTGAATGATGAAACTGATTGTATACGTGTGGCGGTTCAGGGAAAATAGAATTATGAAACGTTGATTGTTCTCTTGGTATATCTGGATTACAAGACGCATCTGTGAATATCTCTTTCGGCATCATATTACATGACGCATCCATTTCTACTTCTTTTGGATGGTTCATACTTGCGTCGGGTTTTATGCTACGGTCATCGAATATATCATCTTGAACTAACCCGTAATCTGTATATAATGATGGATAACAATAGTAGGGATAATATACAGCGTAAAAATAAGGTGGATATCCGTAAATAGACATCTATACCATTTGTCTATATATTTTTTTTAAAATATTATAATCCACATCATTTATGAATACAAATTTACAAGTTCAACCCGATATTTGTTTTTCTTGTAATTATTAATGATAAGAAAAATATATAAAGTATGTTTCGTATATTATATATTATGAGCGACTATACTACGACATATTTAACGGGAAAACACGACTATATTACATGTTATTTAATGGGTGGATTAGGAAATCAATTGTTTCAAATGTTTACAACAATCGCGTATGGAATTCGATATTCAAAAAAAATAATATTTTCATATACTCCAACATTAACCACGGGAACGATTCGCAGCACATATTGGGAAGATTTTCTACAAACGTTAAAACCATTCACTACATTCAATACAAAGCACGGATTAACAAATGAAATGTTGTTAGAATTTCCACAGTTTAGAGAAAACGGATTTGAATTCAATGATATTCCATATTTTAATAATCCACAAATCATGTTATTTGGATATTATCAAAGTTATAAGTATTTTGAAAATGAAAAAGACAGTATTTTTTCATTGATCCGTTTACGAAAACAACAAGAAAATATAAAAGAAGAATTTCCTGTATTGGATACGGATGATATGCATCAAATAAGCATGCATTTCAGATTAGGTGATTATAAACATATCCAAGAATGTCATCCTTTAATGCCTTATGAATATTATGAAAAATCATTGGACACGATATTACAAAACCGTAATCTAGATAAATATATCGTTTTTTATTTTTGTCAATCCGAAGACAACGAGGTAGTTTCAATTATCATACAGAAATTGAAAGGAAGATTTACAAATATTGATTTTATGA